TCTTCTACTTCACTTCCACTGTTATTTACAACTGTGTCATATGGACAGTCTAGAACTGCCATACAGTCAAGTCTAGATTCACAGATACTTGCCATATATGCTTTAACTGTTTCTGACTTGTCTGAATCAATGAAGATATTAACATCAACATCTTCTGCATTTGCATAAAGATCTAGATCTCTTATAACATCTCCATCTTCGACCTGATCTCCCTGATTATCTACACCACCACCAAACTGCTGCCAACTTGCAGTTGCAACATATATATTAGCATTCTTTTGTGCTTCATTAAAAGCAATTCTAATATACTTTGATTGTTGGTTGATAACATTCTCAGCAAAAGTTGTGACACCTTCATCATCAACTCTATCTTCTTGTGTTGAAACATTCCATTCCTCTTTTCTGGTATAGGATGTTTCACCTTGCTCCATAGAATAAACAATAATCAAGAAATCTTTCTGATCTGTTAAAGGACTATCGGTGTCTTGAACTGCATCCCATGTTCCGGTATTGACATCTCTCCAGGTAGGATCGGTGCTAAATCCACCAGTGGTAATTGCTGAGTATGTGGACTTGTCTACTACTGCTACTCTAATATTATTTCCCCATGCACCTCTTGAACTAGCTATTAGGTAAAAAGGGTTAATAGCAGCAACAGTAACTTCTTCACCAAATTGATCAGGGTCTTCACTTACAAAATCATCTAATATATATGCATTGGCTGAAGTAAAAGGTTCGAAAGTTGAGGGATTGGCACCAGTACCACTAAGTGCTTTTGTACCTGCAAAGGTTGCTGACATCGGCATAGTTCTGGTAGCATAAAGTTTTGTTCCCCATCTGAAGAAACCTGTACCTGCAAGCATGTCTCTATAAGCATATACATTGCTTGGTGGTTGACCAAAAGTTTCAATCAGATCATCTTCTGATGTGATCAACCACTTTTTTCTTTCTGGACCTTTATAGGTATTCCTCAATATCAAACAACCAATGGATGTTGCTACTGCTGGAATAGTAGTTGTAAGGTCAATTTCGTTAACGTCAACTAATGGACTAAGATAAAAAGCCATTCCTCTTTCCTCCTACTAAAAGTAAATAAATAACCCAATTCAATAGTATTTATAAAAAACTAATCAAAAATTCTAAATATATTTAGAGTTGTATGATAAATGATATACAGGTGATTGACAGAAGTTCGACAAAAGGAGAGAATTGAAATCATGTATAAAAGAAGAGCTAAAAAAGGTGAGACATATTGTTTTAGGTTAACACAAGATGAAAGGGAAATGATCAAATTTCTTCAGAAGAATGTTGATGTTCCCTTTGAATTGAGAAGAAAGGTAAGGGAGATGTATAACTACGAAATGAAAAATAAGGTAGAACCACCTCCACCAAAACCTGCAAAAAAATATGATCCAGATGCAAGCTACTTTAAAGATAGACTTGGAATGCATGGAAGTTAATCTTCACATCGTGCATCACGTAGCTCATATCTGTCATAAGTAAATTGTGCTGTGGATTCTAGGTTAGCCTGTCCTTCTCTTGTGCTGAATCTAACCTCTCCTACAGCACTTACCCATAGGTTTACAAAAAACAGTCTGAATAACTCTTTTTGGAAGTTATCTATTACTCTAATAGTAGCATCAACTGTATAATCTTGTGGTGGTCTTCCACGTCTGTCTTTATTGTTATTGATGTACATCATCCATTTATGAAGTATTCTCCAGTTCAACAGACTTTCATCAACAATATATTCTACAGTGAAAGGTTCCCATGTTATACCACCACTGTCCATATGAGTTTTACCAAGAACCCAATATAGTTCTAATACATCAAGAGACACACCTGGAATAACAGTTCCATATATATTGATTATTAACTCTTGTGTATCTGCTATTGTAACGTCTGGGGGAAGATTAGGAAGCACCAAACTAAAGTTAGCTGGAGATGCTTTATCTAATACAATTCCACCAGTAACATCATCTTGACATTGTAAAGTTTCTGACATTAGTGTTCCTCAAAAAGTTGATATTTGTAAAGCTTCACTATTTCATTATCTACCGGATATGCTGTTATCCCCTTAGTCCAGGAAGTATAAAGACCTCCAACAGGTGCAGCAGATAGAAATTCTGCTGAAGAGTCTCTGTTGTTGAAAAAGCCACATTTGGTATAGTATTGTAATATAATTTCCTTTATCATTTTAACAGCAGGATCATCTAGTAGAGGTTGAAATAGATATCCTTGTACGGAAAAATCCAGGTTCCATTTTATAACTCGTCTTTCTTCATCTGCATACTCTAATGATTGATCAGGACTGGCACCATTGAATTGTACTCTTTCATCTAATGTAACACTTAGCTCTGGTATTGCAACCCTTATCTGAATAAAAGGTGTGAAGAAGGGAAGAATTTGTTCTAAGATCTGATCTACATCAACTATATTAAGACTCCAGATTGTAAGCTGAAAATTAAAATTATATGGAATAGGATTAAGGAATTTTTCAACAGTTCCTATATCTAAATTTCTGCTCTTACAGATTTTTGCAAACTTAGCCCCTTGCCTATCTTGTGCATATTCTACTCCCTGTAAATTAACAGACATCATAGGAAGCATTTCATCATCTTTTCTTTCATATATCCAAAACCAAGTTTTTTGTTTAGGTCCAAATTTAAGAGGAACAACATATAGCTTATCAAATATAACTCCATCAGCTACACCTGCACCATCTCTATATCTGGCAATTTGGATGTCATTAAAAAGATCAAGAAATTGAACAATTGTCTTCCTGATAACTTTATAGTAATAGTAACTTTTCAAACAAAAAACCTCCTATTCATTAGATTCATTAATATTTATAACAAAAAGGAGGTTTTTTAAATTAATTTATCGTGGATAATTCTTGTAATCTTCTTTTATCGGTTTATAGTAAGGAACAATTGTAGAATTAACTACTTCCAAGGACCATCCATCACTAGCTATATCAAAGTCAACAATCCATCCACCAATTTGTGGCATGAGACCCTTTGCCTTTAAATATGGTGTCTGTGACTGAAAGCATCCACACAAAAATGTATGTACATTTCTGATGAAGAACTGCCCCATAGAATGATAATGACCAATAAAAAATATCTGAGGTTTGTGTTCTGAAGAGAAACCTTCAATAAATTTCTGTGCCTTATAGCTCAATGCATAAGCTACACCACCACTTGGATGATGTAGATAAGCTTTAACTGCTTGTGACACTAAGTTTATATATGCACCTCTTCTACCCATATATTTGATGTCGGGTCTTTTCATTTCTAGCTCTTGTAGAATGTTTGCATTAGCACTCTTAATAAACGATTCATCATGATTACCTGCAATAACCCATGTATTTACTCCTGAAAGTTTTGGATGGTGTTCAGCAGTGTAATCTCTTATTTCTGTGAATCCATGAAGGAACATCTCAAATCTCTGCCCTCTATAAACAGTGCCATCACCATCTGTTAGATCACCTGGATCTAGCATGAAATCAACACCTAATCTATAGCATCTTTCATAGAAATCATTTAGGTATGTCAATTGCTGAAACTTAGATCCAAAGTGTTTATCTGATGCAACACCAAAACGTCCATGTTTCAATTCTGAGATTGCATGAATAAGATCTTCCGGTCCTTGAAGCAGAGGATCATCAATAGTCCATGCTTCTCCAATCTGTGTAACATAATGACCGTGTACTTCTTTAATCTGGTTTAGGATTTTTCTGCCTTCTTTAGGTGGGACTTCCAGGGCATCACATAACATTTCAAATGTATGTGGTTGTTGTTTGAGAAGTCTAATTGCTTTTGTTGCATTCTTATTGAGAACAGGGATTCCATTTTTTCCGTTCTCTTCTGTTGCTACTTCTATTTTGGGAAACTTAACCCTTGCTTCTCTTTTTGCAGCTTCCCATCCTTCACATTGTCTTTCAAGTGTTCTTGAATGAACTGGCTTGTCTGAAATTTCGTCATACTCTCGTCTGGTAATATCATCCCCATATAAATCAAGGATGGTAGCAAACTCCTGTAATAGACCTTCTTTGTCCATAGTTTCATTCTCCATAAAATAGTCTCCTTTTCACAAATTTTATCTTCTACCACCTCTTTCAGGTCTGACTGCTCCCCTTCTACCTTGTAATCCCATTACTCTTGCTAGAAAACCACCTCTACTCTCCATTGCCGATTTTAATTTAGCAGCAAGAGCACGTTTGACTTTCTTAGAGAAGTCTTTCCTAAAAGTACTTACTACTATACTATCTACTTCATCAAAAGGCACTTCATACATTCCATTATTGCCAAGTGGAGGTTGTATATAATATTCAGGACTGTAGAAATACCTTCTAACTGCTGTTTTCATCCAGGGGTATCTTCGTGAAAGCAATCGGTAGGTAAATTCGAAATTACCATTAGATCTTTCAAAAGCTCTTTTCCATTCCTGTACAAAAGTTCTTCTATTTCCTCTAGGTATATAGGAAAGATTTACTCCTTGAAAGAATCTCCATTGCCTTCCGGTGTTGGGATGTCTCCCTGAGAAAAAATACATTAATATTATTACAGGTTCAGGGTCATGTTCCCATGCTCTATATTGAAAAGTATAAAACCTACCAGTTCTCCACCAAGCTTTGTTTAATTTTACTTTTTTATGTATACCTAATGCCATATTTTGTTCCTATTATAATACATGATAATGGAGTTGTAAAACAAAAAAGGGATTTTACTTCAATATTATTTAGTAAAATCCCCCAAATTACTGTAGGTTGCATTGTTAATAATACTTTTTAAGATCTTTTTTAATATCACGTCTTTCTTTTTTCTTTTCTTTTTTTATCCTATCTTGTTTGCTTACTTCTTTAGGACGTAAAAGACCTACAGTAGGAACTCTAGCCTTGGCAACTCTTTCTGCCTGAGACATTGGTTGTTTCTTCTTTTTCTTTGCTTCATTAAGAAACTTTTCAAATCTCATTATTCTTTACTCCACTCATAGTAACTTCCAATATCATCTCTTAGGTAATGGAAACCTACTGAATGTAAGTACACACCACCAGGATATGTATCAGGTACTTCAAATCTAGATATCCTACATTGCATTATAGCATCAACATCTGTAGATGTAGAGGGAACTATAATTGGAGAGGATGCAGGTGGAATAGTATATTCATGTAGCAATGGTACTCCAAGAGTAGGTGAAATAAGAGGAAGCAAAATTGTTGGAGGAAAAACTGCTCCTGGTTCAGCAATAGTATATTCTAATTGCCATCCGACATCTCCAGGTGGACCTCCCATCCAATCTGTGGAAAAATGTACATGTGGCCAAATTGCAGTTCCAACTTTCCAGTTATGAGGAATTTCTACTGTAAAAAATAATGACATATAAGGTGGTCCTACTGGAAGAAAAAGCCATTTAGCAACACCTAAACTTCCAAATCCATCATTCATAAACATTTCGAATAGAGGTTCTATAATACCAGCAGCAGTTAATTCTTTTGAAAACATTTCATTCCACTTTACACTAATATCATCCCAGAGACCATCAACTTGTCTCATCTTATTATCTATAAAGCCTACTTTTGCCATACCTATCTCTCCTTATGGTCCTCCCATGAACCATTCTACTGATATGGTCCATCTAATTGTTGTTCCTACTGTACCTGTTACTTGTATTTCAACTACCTCTTGTGCTATTCCTTGTAAGCCAAAGTCTGCATCCCAATTAGGATCATCCTTAACCTCAAGAACTGCAATAGTTGGTCCTAGCTGTCTAGCATCAGTTGGTACTGACTTTTGGAATGCTGCTTCAAGATGCCATGCAGCAGCATCTCCAGGTGCTCCAGGTGCATTGTCCATAGCAACAATATGGACCTTAAAGAAAACCACACTCTCATCAAAAACTATACCAATTGGTCTTCCAGATGCACCACTTGTAATTGTAGTCATAGTGAAGTTTTCTTTAAACCATCCGTTATTAGCTTCATCAAGTGTTGCAGCACTTACAGTTGCTACTAAACTATCTGTTTCAGTTTTGGTATATCTATCATCTAATTCTGCACTGATTGCTGAAGGATCAGCTATATCTGGACTTGGATGGTGACCGTAATATTTACTCATTTATTTTCCCCTTTATATCTTAGGAGTAGTTGGCTTACCTTGAGCCTTTCTTTTTGCTTCTTCTCTTTCAGAACTTCTTCTTATAGATGCTTGTAATTTAGGACAACCTTCTCTATGAGTTTTTCTACCTCCACATTTAGGACATGGGGTATCTGGCATCCTCTCATTTAATTGACCTTCCTTTACAGCTTCTTTGTTTCCTTCAGGTTTGGTTTTATCTATTTTACCATCTGGGTGATGTGGTGGAGAATATATAGCATAAAGTTTTAGTGGTTCATCTCCAGTGTTAACAACATTATGCTTGTTTCCCATAGGAACTATAAATGACGAACCATCTTTGATAGGGAAAGTTCTATTTCCTATTGTTGCCTTTCCTGTGCCTTTCTCAATTCTAAAGAACTGGTCAGTATCTTTATGAACTTCCATTCCTATATCATCTTCTACCGACATTAACACCAACTGCATGTTTTTAGCAGTAAAGATAACTTTACGGAAGTTATCATTCTCTATAGTATCTTTCTCTATGTTGGTATCGAAACCAGTTCCTTCTACTATGTATTTGATTTTCTCAAGAATGTTCATTCTTTCTCTCCCTTTCTAATTAAGCTACCAAGAAGAGAATAGATATGTTCTTCAAATTTATGTTCATCTATTCCAAGAGACTCAGCAAAAGCATGAACTTCTTTATCTGCTGGATTTTGGTTCTTTTTGAAGAACTCTATTATCTTTTCTTTAATAGCTTCTTTATCTGCTTCTATTAAATAATTTTCTACTTTATTAAGGATATTCATTAGTAATATTTTTCTCCTTTGATGCTAACATGGTCATGATTCGTTTTATCATCTCATCATCACCCATTTTCTTTGCTTTACTTAACACATCATTTAGATATTCTTCTTCATCTGGATCTTCAAGTTTCTTCCAATCTACATCCATTTTTGCTTCCTCTGGAATTATTTTTTTAGCCAAAGGTTTGAACCATTTTTCAACATCTTCTGGCTTTTTACCAGACCTCATTCCTTTAAGTAAAACTTGTGTTGTTGTTCCATCTGGTCTTGCTGCTAAAGATTGCCAAGTTATTGTTCCAGGAACTTTTTTACTCATTTTTGGCACTGCTTTTTTAATAAAGGCAATTTCCTTATCGGTTAGTTTATATTTCTCAGCTTCACTTAAGGACTCTTTAATATTAAGATCCTGCTCCATGTCCATGGGAACTTTACCTATCTTCCAATGATAACCCCTACCATATTTTCCACCAGTTCTCAACATCTCTTTTCTAAACTGAGCTTCTTGGTGTTTTCTATCTTCAAACTCAAGGAATGCACCTACACCACCTGTTGCTCTTTCAAACCATTCTGGAACATCAAAGTTTTCATATCTATCCATGAACTCTTCAAAGTCAGCTTCAACTTCTCCTTTTACAACATCCTCTGCAAAGCCTAGCATTACTGCACAACCAACAATACTACTGCATCTTGCAGTAATTTGTTGTTTGAATGTATCGAACATAAAGCTTTGAGAAACTGCTGCTAATGGTGTATGCATTTCTAGTGGAATTGTCATTGTTTTAGTTCCATATACACATTCAACATGAAACTTTGGAGTATAGTTTGGAATTGCTTCATCATTAACACATACCTTATCGAACCCTGCAATCTTAAACCATTTTGCTTTACTTGAGGTTAAGATATTGGGTACACCAAAGTAATTCATTATATTAATGCAAGCTTCCATGGCAACTGGATTTTGCCATCCTTCAAGAGCTTCAACACCTACTCTAAGATTCTTGATACCTAGTTTTGGTGTTACAGCAGGTGGTATTCCAATCTTGCTACCTCTTACGGATGTATCACCATTGCCGAAACTAAACATTCCCTTAAAATCATAGGTTTGTTC